CTTTCTTGTATAGATCAAACCCAAGATCAATGGTGACATCAATAGTATCCCCGTCAACAACACGATTAATCTCCGTTACTCTAAAGTTATAGCAGCTTTTCCTGCTCGGTGGAACCATCGCTCCCATACTGTGCCTCCATAAAATCATCTAGTGCACTATTTATAGCATCAGATGGCAGTGTCATATTTTCTTCAATTTTTTTTCTTCTTTCATTTTTAATAAACATCATCTGCATTTGATACCAATGTGTTGGTTCGTAAATATCAATCTCTCCCCTTATCTCTTCTTTTGGTAAAAGTGGTTTTGGTGGATCAGGCCAAGTTGTTGGACAATTAGCAGGTGATCCATCTAAAGGTAGACTACATGCACCGGCTGGTGGTGTCACCGGTGCTGTGCCACACATGGTCAAAAAGAACAATGGTAGTATCAGTAGTTTATTCATCATACTTCTTCATCACAACCACTGGTGCAATGACTCGATGAAACTCACGAAAGTATTCTTGACGATCCTTTGCATACTCGCGTTCTTTCTTTTTAGTCATTTGGCCAGAAGTGATCGTATCTCATTATGTAGTATATCACGATACCTACAGAAATCAATAGTATCGTTATCATCCATACGATGCTCCAAACAATCAATCCCTCTGTCTCCAATCGTCTGGTCTATCATTCCGAAACCAATCAGCGATATCTCCTGCATCTGTGAAACCCCTTTTATGTTTCCTTGAATCGGAGTCTCCTATATTCAAGTACTTAAGAAAAGAATCGTCATCACTTGACGCTAACCGTCTTGCTGATTGTAACATACCTCTTGCTGATGTGTTTGCCTTTGCCAATTTCTCTGCCCATATCATATCTTCCAATCCAACTTCTTGTTCTGCTGCAATAGATTTGCAGATGTCTACTAACCGTAGACGATATGCGGTAGATAACATAAACTAATAAGTAATATTAGTATTATCTATGCGATCATTAGCATCGCTTTTTGTAATTCTTTGGAATGCTCATATTCGTCCTGTGCGATCTCTTGTATCTTAGCATCCTCTGGATGATACGCACCATATTTTACATATGTTTCAAACGCATGCTTTTCTATTTTCATATTAATATCATAAGCATCAATAGGGTCGATAAGATAGTAAGCAACCATAATCCAATAATAAAGTAGAACAAGATGTTTAGCAAAGAACCGATCAATCCAGTGCTCGTCACCCCCTCTCTTTTCCATTTCTTCCAAATGCTCTGTCTCATTTAATGCTTGATAGAAATGTTCCTTCATCAAATATATATGATCCTCTCCTCGCAGGCCAAGAGATTCACGAAAATGTAATACACTTATGAATGAGAAGTAAGGTGCTCTGGCGATGACCTCCAGAACCCAAAATCTTTGAAAATCTCTGCCTCTGTATAGAAAGTCAAGGATATAGACAGTTGTATCCAAGACCCATGAGTTAAGTTTTTTCATCTTCTTTGATAATAGAATCCAAAGAAAAAGGATGTGCCTGTAGATAGGGCACATCCTCTCTTGCGTGTTTTACTGCTTCAAATGCATCATCTGCATATTCACCAATCTCGTGGTGTTCATTGGCTTGATCGTGCCAACCTAGTGTGTAATGGGACATGATAGTTTCAACTCCAGTACATTATTATTTAGTATAACATACTAGGTATAATTACGCATCTAGGTGTGGACTCCCACACATTACTCTTCCTCTTTTTTCGAGTTAGAATTGATACCTTTTTCAGCAGCATATAATGCGAATGACTTAGTTGCTAAACCTTGCATCGTTTCTTTGATTGCTTGTGTGTCTGCATCAGAGCAGATCTGCTCTTCAAAACATCCTACCACTGCACCTGCAACGATAAGAAGTTCTGCTACGACAACTGCGAATACTAAACGGAATGCCCATAGACCTCCGTTGAATTGTTTAATCGCTTTCATTTACTTTTTAGGTTCGTCTGCGTTTGCAAGTTTAACTGGTGCTTGCTCAATACGAATAGTTTGTGCGGGTGCAGTTTGTGATGCTGCTGCAATTAACTTTTCAAGATCTCCTTTTGAGATCGCACCGGGTGCAGGTTTTCCTGCACTCTTTTTATCTTTTGCCGTCTGAATCCCGAAGCTAGCTAAAACTCCTGTGAAAACCGAAGCGATAAAAGTTGGATCTATATTCTTTTGTGGAAAGTTTGGGATAGCCACATAGTTTAAAGTTAAAATCCCTCCAGACCAAATCAAGATACCTAATCTGACAAAAGTTGAAAAGATTTCCATCTGTTCTTCTTTGTCTTCAGCAAGTTCTTTGATTTTGCCTAGAGGGCCTTTCTTCTTGACTTCCTCTTTCTTTACTTCTTCAGCCATAATAATACCTGATTGCGGTATTATTTATTAAAAAGGCACTCCAACTGAGGGAATGGAGGTTGAGTCAGGTGCTGCGATAGGGTTAGATGGTGCGGGTAAACCTAATCCACCACCTAAATCTCCAAGACCACCCGGCATGACCGCTTCGATTATTTTACCTTTGACGTTTTCGATAATCGCATCCTTGCGTATGAATACGTAACCGCCAATACCAATAACGGTGATAGATACAACACCACTTGCAATAGCGATTCCATTTACAATTTTCTGTAACATGATTCTAATGTGTGTACTTTATTTAGTCTTCCATCATAGAACTCATCATGACAACGAAGAGTGTTGTTAAGATTGCTGTTCCTGCTGTTATCTCTAAAAACATTGGTATGATATGTTGAATACTCATCCTACCTCTTGTAATTTCTGTGCGACAGTTTGTTTAGAGATTGGTGCTACGTCATTCAATCCGTTAGCATCGAACCAAGGAGCTGTCTCCCAGTCGAATCCCTCTCCAAATGTATTGTCTGCGTTTGCAACATACCAATGACATGCTGCGTCTGGAATATCTACTGCACATACTGCCCAATCATCTGTCCATTGTGGTACTTGAACCCAGATTACAGGTTCTGCATCATAAGCATACGCTGTTTTTGAGACACCGAATAATAATATAAACACCGTTAACCAACCAAATATTCTAGGAATAAATCTGATTGATGGTGGACGCTTATACGCTTCCATTACGTCGTGATAAGATTGTGACATAAAATCGCTCATTAAATTAGTCCTGCCATTCCTGCTGCTGTCCCTACGACAACAAAAAATCCAAACTCGATAAGTGTGTAGTATGGATTGTAAAATACTTTCTTCATGCGAAAGCTATGTTACCTACACCTGATACGATGTAGAGTGTAATTACTGATGTGAATAAAATGTGTTGCATTACGCTCCTTGATAAACTCCTGCGGGTGTCATTACACCACCACCCTCATCATCATCGTCATCATCAGAGAATAGTAGTCCGATGAAAACTAGGATACCTATGGGGTAGAAACACCATAGGATTGCTAGAAAGGGTGATATTTCGTTTGTTGGGGACAACTCTGACATTATACAAAGCCAGGGATGATTTGTCCTGTTGTTAGGTATGCACCTATACATGCTACGATGCCAAGCATCGCTAGTCTTCCGTTAAGTTGCTCTGCAACTTTTTTTGATTCTTGATCTGACATTAGAATATGCCGGGGATGATGTTACCTGTTGTTGCGTATGCACCGACTGCTGCTACGAAACCAAGCATTGCTGCCCATCCGTTAAATCTTTCTGCTTCTGGAGTCATGAGATTGTACCTTTTTTGAATTGTGAATTGAGTGTTAATTTTCATCTTAGAATAAACCGGGTGCTATCCATCCGAATAGTCCATAGTTTATGGTGCCGATCACGAGACCAAGCATCGCAAGGCGACCGTTGACCTTCTCAGCATACTTCCAATAGGGGTGTGAAAAATCCATTAGAATATACCGGGGATGATTTGTCCTGTTGTTGCATATGCTCCAACAAGTGCTACAAAACCAATCATAGCCCAACGACCATTTACTTTCTCTGCGTTCTGTGGATATCCATCGTATGAGACAGACTCATCAATGTAAGGACGTGTTTCAGTTGGGAACGCATTTTGGCGACCACCGCTTTCTGTTGTAACTGTCATTAGACTATATTAATTTATGTAACATAATTATATATAAAATATTAAATTTTGTCAACAAAACTTTACAACAATATCAGAAAACACTAAAAAAGCAGGTATAAATACCTGCTTCTATGCATTATCTGTAACAGAAGTGTTACAGTTACTTACTTATTTTGTTAACTATACTTCTTGACAAACTACAGTTCCCTGTGAGAAAGTTTTACATTCAAAAACTTTCTTTTTTGATAATAATGTAATGATGCCAAATAGTTGTGCGATTATAACAATCGAACAGACATACTTAGTCAGTTGTTTTGCTTTGATTTCCATATGTCTATCCGATTGTTAGGGTATCGTAACTATTTACCTATTCTTTCAACTGCAGCTCTTGACTTCTCAAGAATGTCACCCTTAAGAGGAACGAATCCTAGTGTAGGTGCTTTATCTTGATACTCATCACTCAATAGAGTTGATAGAGATGTCTTGATTGCCTTTGTGTTTCTACCGTTGCCTTCTTCATATGCAAGAATCCAAGTTAGAGATGCAATTGGATATGCTCCAGCTGCTGTTGGGTTAGGGTTCTTACCAGCGAGGTTTTCATCAAGAGTAATACCATTAAGTGCCTTTGCTCCTGCCTCAACAGATGGTTTTAGAAACTCACCGTTTAAGTTTTGGAGTGCAGCAGCAACAATGTTACCTTTGATGTATGACTGGTTTACATAACCGATAGCACCGGGTGTATTTGAAATTACACCAGCAACACCAGCATTA